CTTTGCCGAAATTCATGCGCGCTAGATTATTAATGCATTGATTAGATTAAAGAAAACACATGCTCTTGGGCGTTCTTTAATGATTTTTAAAATGCCCGCGTCACGCAATTAACATGTCGGGCGTTCTTAACTAACTTACTGATTTCAATAATGCTCTGGTACTGCTATGTAGGCTTTGGGGCATCTGTGGGGCAAAATCCGCAAGCCGCTGATTCAGCATTGCGATCTGCTCACGACTGCTGTCTGCCATCCACGCACCGTATACATTGAAGACCATCTGGGCGCTCGCATGGCCCATCTGACTGGCAATGAAGCTGGGGTTAGCGCCAGCTGACAGTGACCAGCACGCATACGTGTGACGCGACTGATATGCTTTTCTGTGCCTTATCCCTGCTCGCTTCATCGCTGCGTCCCATAAATCGCCTATCGAGTCGACTTTGTAGATGAACCCAACATGCTGACATCTTCTGATCAGTTGAGGGTTGAAGACAAATGTACATTCGTGACCCTCCGTTCTGCCGTACTCGCGCAGCTGAACATCAATGTGATGTCGCTTTCCTAGCCTGGTCATTTCCGCCTGATTCTTCAGGACGTTTATCGCAGGCTGGATAAGATGTATGACCCTGTTCGTGCTCGCCTCAGTTTTCGGTAGAGTGAATTCTCCCAGTTTTGTATAATTACGCCTGATTGTTATTGTTCCAGCTTCAAGATCGATATCCTCCCAGGCCAGGGAGGTCAGCTCCCCGTGACGTACCCCTGTGTATACTGCAAGTGACCACAGGTTTTTCGTCTGCTGATGTCGGCATGCATCTATCAGGCGAATAAATTCGTCACGAGTTAGCGGATCTGGCTCTGCCCTGGCTTTTTTAAAAGGCTTGATCCCTTCGAAGGGGTTTGCTTCTATGTAACCGTGATCTGCAGCAAACTGAAACATTCCAGCAATTGTCGTCATGTAATAATTCACCGTAACGACGCTTCGCCCTTTTGCAGGAGCTTTTCCTTTCGTTGGATTCTGGTAGCCGGTTAGCAAATCTTTCCTGAGATACAGCAATTCCTCTTTGGTGACTGCTGACACCAGTCGATTACCTCCGATCCTCGGCACTACATTCCTTGCGACAGACTCATAGCGATTGAATGCGTTCGAGCAGATTTCCATCCGTTTCAGATCCAGCCATTTTTCTTCAAGTTCTTTCACTGTAATTTCTTTCTTACTTACACCAAAAGCCTTGAGGTTAGGGGAGTCAGGAAATTGCATTGCATAATCAAAGGTTCCTGTGCGGATGGCAAAACACACCGATGTCCGCAGCTCCCCGGCGATCTTCCTGTTCTTAGCGGTGTCAGGGACACCGAGGTTTTCCCTGACACGCTTACCTTTAAAATTAAACCAGATGCGCAGACTGCCACCGTGGTTTTCGACGCCTGTTGGATACGTGATTTTATCCATTGGTGTTACCTCCAGACGCCCAAGAGCGATATGAGCTTACCTTTTTCATGGCATCAAATCACCCTGGCTGCTTGTTTTTCATTGAGGCGACCCAGGCATCTACAGCCTTTCTGTTATACATGCACTCACTGGAAGGTTTAGGATTACCGTCAGGCGATACGTGGATATATTCCCGCCCAACCATCCAGCACTCTTTTCTGGCCCGGAGGATAGTTCCGGGTTTGAGCCCGGTAACCGCGATAAGAACGCTTTCACAAACCCACTCGTTAGGGGCTAACTGTAAAATATTGCTCATGGTTATTCATCCATTACCCTGGCTGCACCCAGGTGAAATTACAGATTGTTACTGATGGTCGGAATCAGCTTCTGCCATATCGCGGACACGTATTTTGCCTGGTGGCGCGCGTCGGCCAGTGCGTTATGCTGTTCACCTATAAATGGCATATCTTTTTTAGGATCGAAACCAATCGAACGACCTAGAGTAACCAGTGTTCTCACATCGTGATCATTCCAGAATGGCCACGGGCAGATTTTGCCGGCACGTTCATATGCACCGCGTAAAATGACGTTGTCGAATGTAGCCCCGTTCCCCCAAACCTTCATGTACTTCATGTTATCCGCGTGGCGTCCGATGAACTGAGTCAGTTCAGATAATGCCGTCGTAATGGGCATAGCATCAACGCAAATAGCCGACCGCGCTTCCGGGCTTTGTCTTAACCACCATAGAATGGTATCGCCATCAGGAACGGCACCTTGTTCCATTGCGCTTTCAAGGCTAACGGCGGTATAGAACTCAGGTCCAATTTCACCACTTTGCGGATCGAAGAACACAGCACCGATGGAGACAACAGGCGCGTTAGGTTTTTTACCCATAGTTTCAAGGTCGATCATCAAGTTATTCATAAATTAGTTGTCCCCTGTTGCGGTGCTGCTACGAAAATGTTCAACGCCTTTATTCCAAATAGCCTTAATCGTCGTCCAACTGACAGGAACCTCAATCTTAATTCGCCCACTGCCGTCGCAGCTTTCACATTCCTCGTCGGTAAAGCATTCAGGACAGCTTATAAAAGTAGTTTCTAAAAACTCACCGGATAGCAAACTCTTAGCGCCGTTCTCAGCAGTTAGTTTCTTCGGCACCATAACCCAACCACCCGGAATTACCGGAGAGTTGCCAGAAAGCGGGATGTACTTAACTCCCCAGGCATCTGACGGGTCATTGCTACCCAGCATAAACAACGGAGCGTTAGGGTCGCGTTTGTCGTCGCTGTTGTAATCACTACGCAACCAGCCGATTACCTGCAACTCATCACGATTACTTACAGGTTGGCCACCCTGAAGCATGGCAGCACGACAGGCGTTCCACATGTCAGCAGCAATGCAGCACGCATATTCATCAGGGTTGGCCGTGGGCAGAATACTTTTAATGACCTTGTAATCTGGCTCAATGGCGGGCGGCACTATCGGCGCTGGCTGCTCTTTGATATGTAGCCGCGGCTCGCCGTCTTTCGGTTCAGGCCACTGGCGCGCCATATTCACCTTCAGCTTTTCTTCCATCGCAGCTGTGATTTCACCATCGCTGATACCGGCTCGGCGTTGCGCATCCCATAGTAAGAACTGCATGTCAGCCCATTCGCTCAGGTCACCAGGTTCTGCGGCAGATTCCAGTGCTTCTTTCGAAAGGTGCTTCAGCGGACCTACTGGACCAACATCGCCGAACGTGGCATCTGACCACTCGGCGTGTTCGCGGCGTATCTGTTTACGCTCCGGCGCTGGCTGAGCGTGACGATAGAGTGGGATAACGCGGAGCATATCGGCATCTTTGCTGATTGGCTCAACTGAAAACATCTCGCAGAAACCGACCTTGCGTAAATCCCGCAACTCTTCTTCGTCAGTCCACGCCACAGGTTCAGCGGTAAGCGATGCCAGCGCGATACGCGCCAGCTCTTCCGCTTCTTCTGCTGGCAGCATAACGTTGCTATCAGCTCCATATGTTTCGCGCCACTGCTGGATTTTAAGCAGGCGTTCTTTGGTAATAGTGGTCATGGGTTAGTCCTTATTCACATAAACCGTAACGGGAAGAACACACAGCCGTGTCAAGGCTCGCTTTTACCAGGTCATAGACCTTGCCACCTCGTCCTGTTTTGGCCCATTCAACAACATCCAGCGCAGACGGCGCACCCATTCCACCGCGCGGACCGTAGAAACCAGACCATTCGATTCGCTGAACGTCAGGTTCAAGTCCATGCAGCCTGACTTCCTGTCCGAGGTTTACCGGATACCGCTTGCGCATCGCTATTTCTTCCCCTGTGAACTCATCCTCATCAAACCAGGTGACTTCCCGAACGCCTAACTGAGAGCGCATCCACGCCTGACTTTCAGTTCCCACGCTCATCCAGTGTACCCAGCGGGACGCGAGACGAACCTTTTTTCCCATGCGTGATGCTTTTCGATATGCTCAGGCCATCGTGCGGCGGTTTGCGCGATTTCCTCTTTCGTGCATAAAACACAGTTCATACATCCGACCCGGTCAGCCCCCTGCAAATAAAGTGGGTTAGGCTTAATACCGAAATATTTATGCAGCGCGAATACGTCAGTCGCCGTCCATTTGTGGATTGGCAGGAAGTTATAGAGGAAGTCCGGGTCACGTTCATCACACGCAAATCTTGCGTAACCGGCACGTTTGTCGGACTCATCTGCACGCACGCCAGACCACTGAACGACTACCTCTCCATCATCAAGAAGTGGCTTTATTGCAGCATCGAACGCAATCTGAATTTTCAGTTCTTCAGTACAAAAACGGTCGCGCATCATCGGGAATTTTCCATGCAACAGGGCCGCATCCAGGAATGAATTGCCGCTTGGATGCATGACCGACAGCGCAGCTTCTAGCGGTGTTTCAAACTCAATTCCCCACCGTTCGGCGGTACGCTGCCATGCCTGGCCGAACTTAGTATCCGACCTGGCAAGAGATGGCATAACCACGCCGCGATAGGCACCCATACGGATAGGCTGACACTGCGCCCATCGCTTAATCAGGGATTGGCGGCGGCGTTCAAATTCAGATTCAGTGTAAACGCGCTTAACTATCTGCACCGGCTTACAACCAATTTGATGATGAATATTTCTTGCAAAATCAACGGTCAATTCATGTTCATTGTCTGTATCTGCCATTACGTTTTGTACGCGGTCGCCGAACAGATGGTTGGCAATCGTCGCCGTGGTGGTGCTGTCCTTTCCGGCAGAAAAATTCACAATAATTTTGTGGTCGTCCGGAATACGAAATTCAGTGAGATAACGGTTATAGGCCAACTCAATTTCACGAATCATCATGCTGATATCTGAAGGGACGATTATTGCTGCGTTAGCGCTCATCTCACTCCCCCTTCACGCCAATGCCAGCGGCGCGGATTGCTTTCTTCACGAGCCGCTTATCAAGCACAGGAACATCACGAGATAAATCATCATGCTCGTACCAGAATGTCGGAGGCAGCGTCACCTCCCGCGCCTCCAGTTCTGCTATGCGCTTACTTCCATCAGCAATAACGCCCTCGTAATACTCACGCTGTTCGGCGTTCCGCTTTTCTGCTGCATCCAAATCCTCGCCTAACTTCTGCGCCATCTGGAACCAGTTAGCTCGCTGTTCTTCTTTGGTTTTCAGCTCATCCAGCATAGATGATTGAGCCTTTTGCCAAAGCTCCCAAGCCTTTTGCATAGTTGGTGAGACGTAATAGCCAAAGCGCTTGAATTGACTGGTGACCTTAACGGCATGGGTTTCGTTGTAATATTCTTCAAATTCTTCGCGCGACCTTAGCGCCTGTTTGTCGATGTTCATGCTGCACCGCCTTCAACGCGCTCCCACAAACGTCTTGATCTGATTGCCTTCACTACAGACTCTTTATCTTTCATGCAGCACATTGGCGTAGCTCCATCAGTTCATTAAAGCGGGCCATAAACAGGCCGAAAGCCTGACCGGGGCGAAGTGGGTAGATTTCGAATAAATCTGTCGGGGGGATACCTTCCAGTATTACCCAGGGAATACTGTCATCAATATCCAGATCGCGGCGTTCAGTTGCCAGCATGGTCAGATCTGCATACTTCACTACGCTGGCTTCTTCCAGTGGCAAGCCAAACTTAAAGCGGATCAGTTGATCGGTACGTTTCTCAATCTCGCGATAATCAGGCAGTAACGCTTTTAATGGGGCAGGGATATCCTGGCAATACGCTTCGGCTGCGTCGTGCATCAGGGCTTCAAAGGCAAACTCCGGTGATACAAGCTGGCTGCACAGTACGGAATGCTGCGCCACGCTATAAAATTCAGGGAGATGTCCGGAGAAGCGGCAAATATTGGAAAGCGCCACGGCAATATCTTCAATATCAATGTCGTCAATAGTTGCGCTGAGATAATCAAATTGTTTACCTGAAAGTGTTTGAATAAAACTCATCGTTGGTTCTCCTTATAATTTATTTCGCGCTGCACCGCGTGAATTTTGAGTACATCAACCCAACCCACGATGTGGGGTTAATTGCCGCTATGAGTTATCGCTTGGCTTCGCCGCCGAGGGCAGCCGTTAAATCGGAAATAAGATTACTGAGTTCGCCTGTCATCAGCGTGATGTCAGCATCAAATCGCTGCACGACATCTTCCCTGTCGATATCGTCGTTCTGGCTGATTAACTGATCTGCAAATTTTACGCGTTTCAATATACCGTCACAGGAAAGGGTGAAACTGATACGCTGCTGCCATTCCATTGAAATCTGGGTAACTACCTTTCCAGCTTCGATATGGGTAAGAATTTCATCGCAGGCAAGATCCTGCTTTTTAAACCGGCCTGTGCCACCATCTTCGAGAATAGCTTTAAGGACCGCTTCATCGCCGATGGAGAACCCGGAAGGAGCCGCTTCGCTACGAACCCACTCAGTTAGCGTGAGCTCGATAGGGTTTTCCATCGTCAGCGGCACGACTGGCAAGGAACCTAGGGTTTTACGAAGCAGGGCGAGAGAATCTTCTGCGCGCTTGATGCTGGATGTATCAACAACGATAAACCCGGCTGCAGTGTTTATCCAAATACGAACCAGACTGTTTTTAGTAAACGCCCTGGGTAACAGGGAATGAAGAACATCATCACGAATAGAGTCTTTCTCAGTTTTCTTAAGACGGCGGCCTTGCTCCTGCTCAAGCGTGGAAACCTTCTTATTAATCTCATCGGCGATCGTCTGTTTAGGTATGATTTTTTCTTCACGACGAATAACCAAAAGTAACTGGTTATTGACTGCATGATATAGCACATCTGAATACTGGACTAATGGTGAAAACCATCCGCTTTTTGCCATATCCTGGCTTCCGCATGGTGAGAAGCGAAACAGCTCAAGTTTCTTATCAAGAGAGTCTATGTCGATGTTAAAGTCGCGGCTGAAGCGATATATCAGCATGTTTTTAAAAAATGGGTTATGCATTTTGTTTCCTTAACGCCTCTGCACTGGCGTTTTACGTTGGTTTCTCCACAAAACAGAAAAGAGCACCTGCTGTAACAGCTTTCCGGGTGGATTGGGTAATGAGCCCGTCGCGCGGAGATGCTCTTTTCTGTTGTGTAAAAAGGTCGGCGTCACGGCAGAACACTGTCGCCTTCCTCCTGTTGTTGGAAGAGCCGGACGCCGACAAGACTTCACACAGCAATAACGTTGTGGTGCCGGGTGCCTCCCGGTATCTGGCGAAGGTTGCACGCCAGACGGGTGCTTAACTACAGAGGATCGACTATCAGCTTCAACCTTACCCGCGTGCGCTGAGCCGCATTCACCACAACGATAAGAGTTCTCTCTCTTAACAGAAGCGCTTTACCGCGCGGAAAAACTCTTATCTGTTGCTCTCCTGAAAAAGCTGGCGGTTTCCGCTAACGTAATGGAACGGGCCGCCAGAATATCGCTTGCACTGGCTACAGGTATCTTCGGGCGGGGCACCGATGACCAGTCGGTACAACCCCTACGGTATTTACACTCCGACGCCGTGGGTTAAACGGCTCCGTGTTGTCGGCTGAGTTATCTGTTGCTGGTGGTCAACCCAGTTCCGCAACCCCTCCCGAAGACACCTTTCAGCGAATCATCCGGTCATTCGTATGCCACCGGCGGCTACTTCGTGGGCGTCCTGCCTGTTCGCTGCTCTATGAATGCAAATTACATTTAAATTGCGTAACCCTTTTCTGTTGCGTAAAAATGGCGGTACCGAGGTAGAACATTATCTTCTTCCTCCTTTGGAATGGTGAAAGACGGATAACCGCCAAATGTACAAAGCGGATGAAAGCTTATGAACTGTACGAAAAACTATGTGTTTCCATACAGCTTGCGTTGATCGTTCTTTAAGCAAGGTGATAGAATGATCATTCCTTACACTCAGAAGGGTTGAATATGCTTTACATGAAAGAAAATGGTGTATTGATCAAGCTGGATAGCTGGGAGCAGGTTTATTCAAGACCCAATTTCATTAAAGATTTAGACCTCAAAGATAAGAAACTCAAAGCATTGGTTGGTTACTATAAAAATGAACCACCGCGAAAATGCGGCATCAAAAGCTGTCACAGTAGCCATATGAAAGGTGGAATTGTCATTACGGAAGACAATTTCGAAGCTTCCATTGGTCACATGTGTGGTAGCAAAATTTTTGAAGAAAAATTTGATGTATTAATTAAGCAACTTGAAAAAGAAGTCGATTTCGAAATCTATAAAGAAGCTGTTGCCAGTCGTAAAGCTCGAGTATTTGAATACTGGAATAAGGCTGCGGCTCTTACTTCAGGCAAAAATGGTGTGTTAAAACTAGCCGATAAAATCCTCTCCCTTAGAGACCCCTTAGTCGCTGGCCGATTTGCTGCAACAGAACTAGCCCGTATGGCAGCTAACCAGCAGACAAAGGTAACGAAAGAAGTTTGGGTGGAAAAAAAGAAAAAAGAATTAACGGAAGAAGAAGCAAAAAGCGGCGAGAAGAAATACCGCTTAGAAACTGTCGTATGTGGGCAGATTAAAAATACTGAAGTTTTGCTCTCAGTTAACAACCTAAATAATATTTATAAAGATGATATTGAGGCCGTTATACATGCTCTTGAAAGACTTGATCTACAAACAGCCACTCCGAGACAAATACAGAACATAGGTCTGGCTGCATCTGTGCTTGATACTAGACTAGATACGGCCGCTAGGTTGAAGGACCTTGCAACTGAATTTTTGACTTATGACAACCTTTATCCGATGTATGATAAGATGTATTCAATGGATACCGTAAGCCGAAAAGACCTTGAATTATACGAAACCCTTATAAAGCAATTCTAATCTTAAAGCGTGGGTAGCAATGCCCACGTCACATATTCACTTTGGTGAACCGGACCAGCGCTGGTCATAAAACACAGGAACCTTCTATCCGCATCGAACAAAGGCGTACCCACTAAGTAATCACGGTCTTGGTTCACTATGAGAAATGACCTTTCCTCAAATGCTTCCTCTGGATGAACTTCTGCGCTATTAAATTTTACAATTACGCTCATGTGCCTACCCCCATTCAGTTTACTTTAGCGCTGTGGTGTTGATCTTCGGCTGTATCAAATGACTGAATTTCACCACACCCAAAAGGAAACTTAGAAACCCGTATTGCCGACATCCTGTCCCGCCACGGTTCCGACGCATGGTTTAAAGTCGCGCCGTTCGACCATCTACAGCGAAACCCGGTTGCAAAGGTGATTGATTTCGGTTTGTTCGCTGTTGATGAATAAAATCTAACTTAACTTAGTTTTTGGGTCAAGAAAAAACATCAAACTATTATTAGGTTGATGTTAAGAGAAAGGTTAGATGTGGGTTAAAGCTCGTACTGAACGCCTTTGACAACTCCGATGATCAGGCAATTACCGTTAATTGAAATGTTTGGATAACGTGGATTTAAGGGAACTAAGAACTTTTGAGGCCCATCGATGACGAGTTTTTTTACAGTAGCTTCGTTTGTCCCATCAAGCCTGGCTACGACTATCTTTCCATGAATTGGCGCTGCATCAGGATCTACTATGACTGTTGCCCCTTCAGGGATTGTCGGGAACCCATTAGGGTTTGTCATCGAATCACCTTTAACCTCCAATGCAAAGGAGCTATCACCTATCCGGAGTGATGTTTCTACCCACTTATCTACTTCACTGAAAACTTCTGCTGCTTTACATTCTGTAAACTGTCCAGCCTGAACCCAAGATATCACCGGGATCCTTCGCATCTTGGTTATTAGATTTCCTTCAAATTCAGTACCGTAGAGTATGTAATCAATTGATGTGTTGAAATACTTTGCAAGTTTCGCAAGTGATTCACCGCTTGGCACATTAACGTCTTTTTCCCAATACCCAACCGCCACATCACTAACACCGCAGAACTTACCCAGTTCTTTCTGCGAGGTTTTGGTTATGCGCCTGAGAGCTTTGATGCGCTGACCGACAGTTTCCATTTGGACACCATAAAAAATTAAAATGCTAAGCAATCTTAGTTTTTATTGATCAAAGTTAGATTTGTTATTAATATCTAATCAAACTTAGCTAAGGAGGCATTATGACAACCGATGACATTGAAAACTACTTCGGCAGTACTGAGAAAGTTGCCGAATTTTTTGGAATCACAAGCGAGGCCGTTTACCAGTGGCGTAATAGAACTGGTCGCCTTATCCCTAAAGGACGTGCAGCAGAAGCAGCCTATCGGACTGGGGGAAAATTGGTTTTCCATCCCGACCTTTACGAAAAGCATAGCGAAGCTTCAGTAAAACTCAAACCACAGGAATAAGGGGGGAGCCGTGGGTAACGAGCCTATTTGGAAAGTCGAACGTCAGCCTGCTTGGCTGGTGGTAGCGATTAAAAAAACGATTACCGATCTGCCTGGTGGATATGCTGAGGCGGCGGAATGGTTGGGCGTGACAGAGAACGCATTGTTTAACCGCCTTCGTGTTGACGGCGACCAGATCTTCCCGCTGGGCTGGGCAATGGTTTTACAACGTGCTGGTGGTTCAACCCATATCGCTGATGCCGTTGCGCGCTATTCTCAGGGCGTATTTGTACCGCTGGCAGATGTTGATGATCTGGATAACGCCGATATCAACCAGCGCCTGATGGAGTCCATAGAATGGATAGGCCGTCATTCTAATTTTGTACGTAAAGCCACGGCTGATGGGGTAATTGATGCAGATGAGCGCGCTCAGATTGAGGAAAACAGCTATCAGGTTATCGCGAAGTTCCAAGAGCACGTAACGCTTCTTTATCGAGTTTTTTGCGCGCCAGAAAAGGGTGACGCCCGCGAGTGTGCAGCTCCGGGCGCCGTGGCGTCAAATTTTATGGAGAAAACCAACGCATGAACAGTTTAACGGTAAATAACCGATTACCGCAACTACGGGGAATCCCTGTTCCTGGTTTCCCGTTGTTTCGGTATGAGCGGATGGTATCAGGTCGTTGGGTTCCCTGTAACCACAGTAGAGCTAAAGGAATTGTGGGGGTGTTCTACCGGAGGGCGAAACTCTCATGCGAAACCTTAACCGATGGTTCAAAGATCACCGTGGCGTCCCAGTCCGGGTTATCCGTTGGGAACCGGAAACACAACGCGTTATCTATCTGCGACAAGGATATGAACATGAGTGCTTTAGCCCACTCGAGAAATTCCAGCGCAAGTTCAGGGAAATAGGGGGCGAGCGTGAGCACTAAATTAACAGGCTATGTGTGGGATGCCTGTGCAGCTTCGGGAATGAAATTATCCAGTGTGGCTATCATGGCTCGCCTGGCTGATTTCAGCAATGACGAAGGGGTCTGCTGGCCATCCATTGAGACAATTTCTCGTCAGCTTGGGGCCGGGGTAAGTACAGTCAGAACGGCGATAGCAAAACTGGAAGCTGACGGCTGGTTATCACGTAAAGCCAGACGTCAGGGAAACCGTAATGCCTCCAATGTTTATCAGCTAAATGTGGCAAAGCTGCAGGCGGCTGCATTTGCTCACCTGTCAGATCCTGACCAGTCAAAATCTGACCCATCAGAATCTGACCCATCAGAATCTGACGCATCAAAATCTGACCCATCAAAATCTGACGCATCAAAATCTGACGCATCAAAATCTGACCCGTCGAAATCTGGCAAAAACGGCGGTTTTGACCCGTCAGAATCTGGCGGGGATCCGTCAGTAAAATCAAAACAAGATCCACAAGATAATAAAACCCTTTCTTGTCCGGACGCTTCGCAACCGGACCAGCAGGTGACAGACCAGGAGTTTTTATCCCGTCATCCGGATGCCGCTGTATTCAGCTCTAAAAAGCGTCAGTGGGGAACGCAAGACGATTTGACCTGTGCTCAGTGGATCTGGAAAAAAATCATCGCCCTGTATGAACAGGCCGCGGAGAGTGACGGCGAGCTGGTTCGTCCGAAAGAACCTAACTGGACCGCCTGGGCAAATGAAATTCGCCTGATGTGTGCTCAGGACGGGCGTACCCACAAACAGATCTGCGAAATGTACAGCCGGGTAAGCCGTGATCCGTTCTGGTGCCGTAACATTCTCAGCCCCTCAAAACTCCGGGAAAAGTGGGATGAATTGTCACTGCGTTTGTCCGCCCCCATCGGCGGACGTTTCGAAAACCGTGAAGATCCGATGTTCAAATCCAGTTACGGAAATGTGGATTACAGCCAGATCCCGACAGGGTTCAGGGGGTGATATGAGTCTTATGGGAGACGTTCAGAAATTCATTGAATCCCATCCGGGATGTACTTCCAGCGATATAGCGAATGCTTTTGCAGATTTCCCGCGTAAAAGCGTCCTGCAGTCGACAAGTAAGTTACGCCAGTGCGGGCGTGTTGCTCATCGCTTTGAAGGTAAAACTCGCAGACATTTTGCTCTTGAGACAGACATACAGCCGGATCAGGAACAAGATATCGGGACTAAACCTGTGCGGAGCTGTTATGTCGGAACCAATGACCCGCAGGTGATTATGCACCTGATACGTCAGGCAGAAACGCTGGAGTCGGGAGGGTTGTTCCGTCGTGCAGCTACGGTATGGATGGAGGCATTCCGGGAGAGTCATATCCCGTCGGAACGTAGCGCCTTTCTGGCGCGCCGTGAACGGTGTTTGCGGAAGAGCAGAAAGTATGTTGCATCAGGTAGTGAGTGGTATCTGTCAGGGAATTATGTGGGGTCTTAATGAGCAATAAATATTGCCAGGCGCTGGCAGAACTGCGCAACAAATCAGCACACGAACTGAAAGAAGTCGGCGATCAGTGGCGCACGCCGGACAACATTTACTGGGGCATAAATGCCATGTTTGGTCCGTTTGTTCTCGATCTTTTTTCGGACGATGAAAACGCCAAATGTGAGGACTATTACACAGCGGAAGATAACGCGCTGGCGCATGACTGGGCGGATCGTCTGGCTGAACTCAACGGGGCCGCTTTTGGTAATCCTCCTTACAGTCGCGCCAGCCAGCACGAAGGGCAATACATCACAGGTATGCGATACATCATGAGGCACACCAGCGCTATGCGGGATAAGGGGGGGCGTTACGTTTTCCTGATCAAAGCAGCAACCAGCGAAGTGTGGTGGCCAGAGGATGCTGACCATATCGCGTTTATTCGTGGCCGAATTGGTTTCGAACTGCCGGCATGGTTTATCCCGAAAGATGAAAAACAGGTGCCTACCGGCGCTTTCTTTGCGGGGGCGATCGCTGTATTCGATAAAGCCTGGAAAGGGCCAGCGATCAGCTATATCGGGCGTGATGAGCTTGAAGCTGGTGGCGAAGCGTTTCTGGCGCAGATCCGCCGCGAAGCGAAACGCCTGGTCGGGAAGATGGCGGCATGAAGCTGACCCTGCCATTTCCGCCGAGCGTAAACACTTACTGGCGTCATCCCAACAAAGGACCGTTTGCCGGAAAGAGCCTGATAAGTGTGGCGGGACGCAAATTCCGGAGCGCAACGTGTGCCGCCATCATTGAGCAACTTCGCCGACTGCCGAAACCGACATCAACCCATGCAGCGGTAGAAATCATCCTGTATCCGCCAGATAAGCGGATCAGGGATTTGGACAATTACAACAAAGCGCTGTTCGACGCACTGACTCACGCAGGAGTCTGGGAGGACGACAGCCAGGTAAAGAGAATGCTGGTGGAGTGGGGACCAGTTTTCCCGAAGGGGAAGGTAGAAATCACGATCGCGAAATTTGAAACAGGGGCGGGTGCAGCCGCCTGAAAATGGAGAAAGAAGCATGAATAATTTAATGGTAATCGATGGTATTGAAGTTCGTCGCGACGTTCAGGGACGCTATTGCCTGAATGATTTGCATCGTGCGGCTGGCGGTGAAGACAGACACAAACCTTCAAATTTTATGCGCATGGATTCCACTCGCGAACTTTGTGCAGAAATTGACCGTTGCTCAGATGTGAGCATCGGTTGTATTGAGATTATCCGGGGCGGTAACGGTCAGGGCACCTATGTTTCGCGTGAAGTGGTGTTTGCTTATGCAATGTGGATTAGCCCTGCATTTCACCTGAAGGTAATTCGCACGTTCGACGCGGTAGTTAACCAGTATCAGCACACCGCCAATCTGATAGCGACGGATAAGATTCAGGCGGGTGTTATTCTGCTTGAATCGGCGGCCAGAATGCTCAACCTCTCCAACTCGTCAAAGCTTGGGGCTTACCAGAAGTTACAGAAGGTCGCCGGCCTTCCCGATCTGATGCCGTCCTACGCGATTGATGCGCCTGCTGGCGCGCCGGAGGGTTCAAGCCGCCCGACGCTGGCACTGAGCGCGCTGTTAAAACAGCATGGTATCCGGATGACGGCTAATCAGGCGTATCAGCAGTTAGCGAAGCTGGGGGTTGTTGAACATCGTGAGCGTTACAGTCGTTCCGCGATTAACGGCATTAAAAAATTCTGGTCGCTGACGGCGAAGGGATGCATGTTCGGCAAAAACATCACCAGCCCGGCAAACCCTCGCGAGACGCAGCCGCATTTCTTCGCGTCAAAATTCCCTGAGCTGCTGAAGCTGCTCGACACAGTGCATTAATCGGGAGATCGTGAGATATGAGAACAACACCTCCTCACCTTCAGCCAGTTTTATCCAGGGTGAAACGTTACGTGGAAAAGATGCCGGAAGGCACAACACTGACCCAGTTATCGCAGAAAGTTCCGGCTTACAGCCAGCTTAACAAAAAGGATAGGGAAATTCTTATTGGCATCATTCGTGACAGCGGCCTTCTGGTAGTTACCCATGATGGAAGAGCCACAACATTACATCACCCTAAGTTTGGGCATAAAGCCATAAACATTGTGGCATCAGCATCATTAGTAACCGAGGAGCCAACAGTGATTAAAAAGACCGTTACACCTGAAGAATTACGTAAACAGGCAGAAGAATTGATCCGTGCCGCTGAAGAGGCAGAGAAGAAAATTAACGACAGGTCTGAGATTAAAAAACAACTGGACCCTCTCCGACTTGAAGTTCTTCAATCCTATGGCATGGCCAGTCGCAAATTTGATGAATTTGTTGATGCAATGGCAGACATGGGAAAAGCGGTACAAAAACTCAAACAAATTGCGCTGTAGGGGCAGAATCATGAGAGCACTTCTGACCCCTGAAATTGCTCCTCGTATGGGCGTTGTATTGTTCAGGCCGGGATCGGAACTGATGCCCCTGTTTATGCAGGGGCGTGTTCTGCTTGAACCAGAGCCGGAGCAATTTTCATCTTTCGCCAGCGGCGCGGTCCCGGCGGTATCACAGCCGCTGGCGGATGATCCTGCTGTTCGTGATGTGTTCCGTAATGAGTCGGTTATCTATCGTGCTGGTGGTCTGGATAGCCTGGAAAGCTGGTTACTCCGGGGGAATGGCTGTCAGTGGCCGCATTCAGACTGGCACAGCGAACAGATGACAACCATGCGCCACGCTCCGGGGGCAATCCGACTGTGCTGGCACTGCGATAACCTGCTGCGCGAACAGTTTACGGAACGGCTGAAATCAATAGCTGTGGAGAACACGACAAAATGGGTTTTATCGGTTGTTTGTCGTGATCTGGGTTTTGACGATATGCACGCAGTTACTCTCCCGGAACTGTGCTGGTGGATGGTACGCAATGACCTGGCAGAAGTCTTGCCGGAGAGCGCTGCGAGAAAAGCATTAAGGATGCCGAAGGCAATTGTCCAGTCAGCTACCCGTGAAAGTGAAATTGTTCCCTCGATGCCGGCCACCAGCATTGTACAGGATAAGGCGAAAAAGGTACTGGCGCTCAGGGTTGATCCGGAATCGCCGGAAAGCTTCATGTTACGTCCGAAACGCCATCGATGGGTCAATGAGAGATATACCCGCTGGGTTAAATCCCAGCCGTGCGCCTGCTGCGGGAAGCAGGCGGATGATCCGCACCACCTGATAGGCCACGGTCAGGGAGGGATGGGAACAAAGGCGCATGACCTCTTTGTGCTGCCGTTGTGCAGAACGCATCATAATGAGTTACATGCGGACACCGTGGCATTCGAAGAGAAATACGGCTCTCAACTGGAGTTGATATTTCGTTTTATCGATCGCGCGCTGGCAATTGGCGTGCTGGCGTAAATGGAGAACGCTTAATGATTAATCCTTCTGAAGTTGGTAAGTCTGGTGAAATGGTTCGCCTCCGGACTCTTGAAAGTATCTGGATACAAGGCAAGCTTCGAATGTGGGGGCGCTGGTCATATATTGGTGGTGGTAGTGGTGGGAATATGTTTAACCAGCTTCTGTCATCCGGGAAGATAACTAAAACCGCTATTAACGACGCTCTTCGTCGGATGAAAAAATCTGGCATTACTAAGCCAGAGCTGGAGGCCTTTCTTCGTGAAATACTCGACAGCAAAAATAAGTCAGGATTAGCATTTTGTTCTGACGAGGAGGGATTGAAAATAGACGGTGTTATTGGCACCACTCTGGTTAGAGAAGGTCATTCAGGACTTTACAGCATCATAGTGAATCGATATCGCCTGCGTAAGAGCAAACGCCTTATGGCTGATGAACTACAGGTAAAACACCCGGAATGGTGTTATATGACTTGCCGCCGACGTATTGACTCCTGGCTAAGTCTTGCCGAATCCATGCTATACGAGCCAATGTGTGACAAATTTGGCACAAATAGCGACAGATTTTACTTGAAAAGTGAGCCAGTAAATGATTGAATTGTGATAGGCTCGGGACGGTAAAGCGAACTGAGCAACACACACAAGCCCGCCACTGAGCGGGTTTTTTTGTACCTGAAACATCACAAAACAGAAAAATGCGTTGGTATCCCTAAAAAAATCTTTTTATCATTTTTGGTGGTTGGACAAAAACGTATATCTACGATCCAACGAGGGAATCATTATTAAATGAATGAGTTCATAGGATGTTTTGGGATATCAGTATGATGAAAAAAATACTAATCACAGCGATCGGTTTTAGTATAGTTGGTTGCGCAGGGATGAAATTACCCGACTATACACAAGTAAAATCAAGCCCGTATTATGCTGAGTGTCGTGAGTTTGCAATGGGTGTTTATAAAAACGATGGCTATAGTAAGTTGGGCAATACGGTTATTCTGAGCATGGATGATGCTAAGGCAAGATATATCGTGACGGGATGTGTAGTAGCTATGGGGAAAAATAACATAGAGGAAGTTAAATCAGACCTCTCAAGCAAGGGCGTGTCTTTTGGAATGGTGAGTGGTGCTTGCTATAATGCAGCGTGTAAAGTTGATACCGAACAACAAATGAAAGCCTACACACTTGGAAGCTATTACGCTGCAACTAAGAAATTCCCCGGTCAGATGAAAGCAGAATTTTAAGGCAACCTGGAAAACCCGCATTGCGCGGGTTTTTGTATCCGAAACTACCTGGCATTTCTTAAGTCGCAGATAGTCATAACTGCTGGAAGAGTACAAATCGCTCTGGCGTTACTTCACTGTTTCAGCATCTATACCTTACACCTATGTCTGGGAATATAAACCTGTTCAGTTTTACCCAGGAAAACATCCATGTGAAAAACCAGCTGATATGCTGCTGCAAATTATTAATGCCAGCAGTAAACCCGCCGATCTTGTTGCTGATTTTTTCATGGGCTCCGGTTCAACCGTAAAGGCAGCGCTGTTATCAGGGCGGCGTGCGATTAGCGTTGAACTGGAAACAGAAAGGTTTAGTCAGACGGTCAGTGAGGTAGAGGCTTTGGCAAAACGTTAAAGGTCTCACAATGTGAGCCTGATCGGGCTAAAGGCTCACATTCCGATCGCCTACAGGTGATCTCCTTCCCCTCATTTCTGAGAGGACTCACATAACAAGAGGGGGCTTAATGTCCGAACCTGTATCCAGTGCGACAGTGTTGGCTGGTGGATTAATGGGGGCCAGTGTATTCGGTCTGGCGACCGGAACCGATTATGGTGTGGTATTCGGTGCTTTTGCCGGCGCGGTGTTTTATGTCGCCACGGCAACCAACATCGGACGCATCAGGCTGGTCGCTTATTTTATTACATCATTTATTGTGGGAGTGCTTGGCGCCGGGCTGATAGGTACTAAGCTTGCGGCAATAACGCATTATGAAAAACCACTGGATGCTCTTGGCGCAGTGATTATTTCTGCAATGTGTATAAAGTTTCTCACTTTTCTTAACAGTCAGGATCTGAACAGCCTGTTCAGTATTCTTTCTCGTATCAGGGGAGGGGGATCAAATGGTAGCAAATGACCCTTCTGCAGTTCTGAATGCCGTAATTTGTGGGGTAATAGTAATCGTTCTGATGTTTTACCGACGCGGTGATGCGGCACACCGCCCCCTGATTTCGTTACTGGCCTATGTCATGGTGCTGGTATATGCCAGCGTCCCTTTCCGGTTTGTTTTTGGTTTATATGAATCATCCCACTGGCTGGTGGTGATGGTGAATATCCTTATCTGCGCTGCTGTGCTGTGGGCTCGCGGTAATGTGGCGCGTCTGGTTGATGCACTGAGGCACTGATGAATCAACAACAATTTCAGCAAGCGGCTGGTATTAGCGCCGGGATTTCTGCGCGCTGGTATCCGCATATTACGGCGGCAATGAGCGAATTCGGTATTACTGCGCCATTGGATCAGGCCATGTTCATTGCACAAACGGGACATGAATCAGCAGGATTTACTGTTCTGAAGGAAAGCTTCAATTATTCGGTGGAGGCACTGAAAAATACGTTTGGTAAACGCCTGACGACTTATCAGTGCGAAATGCTGGGGCGTATTGATGGTCGCCAGGTTGCCCACCAGCCACAAATAGCCAATCTGGTTTATGGCGGCCGCATGGGCAACAAAGACGCCGGAGATGGCTGGAAGTATCGTGGGCGTGGGCTTATCCAGATTACCGGGCTGGAGAATTACACCAGATGTGGCGTTGCCCTGAAACTGGATCTGGTGGCGAATCCGGGACAGCTTGAGCTGGAACGTCATGCCGCCCGATCCGCAGCGTGGTTTTTTGTGACTAAAGGGTGTCTGAAATACTCCGGCGACATGGTACGCGTTACGCAGATAATCAACGGAGGACAGAACGGTATTGGTGATCGGCGGGAGCGCTTTGAGAAAGCAAAATCGGTGCTCGTATGATAGTACTGCTGAAATTGCTTAAAAAATTCTGGAAGCCATTAGCAGAAATACTGCTGGTGGCTTTTTTGTTATGTGCTGGTGCGTACTGGTGTTATTCACGAGGTTATCAGAAGGCAGATTCATCCTGGAAATTCCAGTGGGCGCAACGAGACCTTACCGATGCGACCGCCGCATTGCAGCAAGAAGTAACCGAAAGAGCGAAAGAGCAGCGTCGCCAGCACGCCGCAGATGAAGAACGGAAAAGAGCCGATGAAGAACTGGCAAAAATACAGGCCGATGCTGATGCTGCTGAGCGTGCTCGCGGTGGGCTGCAACAGCAGCTCGCAGCAGTACAACGGCAACTTGCAGGAAGTGAAACCGGCAGGCTTTCCGCTCTTGCCGCAGCAAGCCAGGCAAAAGCCGAGACCGGAATACTGCTCGCCCAGTTGCTTGGCGAAGCTGACGATCTGGCGGGAAAGTTCGCAAAAGAGGCTGATGAGCGTTATGTCGCCGGAAGCACATGCGAACGTACCTGGGACAAAGTGACCGGGCAGAACTGAAACCTGATAACAAGGAAAATTAATGAAGGCAAAATTATTCGTACTGGCCTTGGTATGTGTGTCCCTCGCCGGTTGTACAACGCTTTATTATCGGTAATGACTATGCGCCGTATATTAGCCACCGCTGCCGCACTTTGTCTTGGCGGCTGCATTACTGTGTATGGTCCGGTTAAAACAGGAGGGCAGCAACAGCAGGACAGCCAGGCCGGGCAGCAGCCAGGGGGGAGCGAACAGATATCGACCTCATTCATCGGTAACCGTAAACCGGATGAGTTGCTGAATGCCGTGGCGCTGTATTTCAGGGAGAAGGCCATCACAGCCAGTGTTAACGACCAGACCACAGGGATTATCGCCGGTACAGGGGATGACCCGGAACTGAGCTCGTTGTATCTGGACTGCTCACTGTTACCACAGACACAGAATATCCAGGAGCATTACCGCATCGTCGCGCAGGTCTGGAGTGCCGGTGAAGGCAGTAATGTTTTGGTAATGGTGACAGGCACTGCCGGAGTGGATACTGCCGACGGTAACGATAAGGTGAAGCCGGTTGAGTGTAAAAGTACCGGGATATTTGAGAAGGATTTGCTGGAGCGGTTACGTAAGTAAGCATTACAGCAGGCATTCAATGAGTGCCTGCGATAATATCTTATGAAGATTAGATTACAGGATAAAAATTAGGTCGAAGTAATAACCTCCTTTCATTGTAATTTTTCCTTCAGCGTATAAATCACAAAGAGAATCGAATGTTTCTTCTTGATCATCGTCTTTAGGGAACCATGAAGGCTGGAAAGTTCTTTTCCCTCTTTCGTGCATAATTTTTTCCATGTAAGGAATAATATTCTGTTTTTTCATATTCAAAGCCTTTGATTTTAAGCGCAGCGTCTGGCGCTGGTTTACATTAACCAAAGTTACGTCTCGTTAAGACGTTTACGAAAAAATAATCCCCTGTACCACTGGCACGTAAATCAAGTTAATAGTAACCATTCTCATTTGTAAAAAGGTACTCCTGGATGATAGGTCCCCCACGGGGCGGCAGCGGCGCGGGATTTGGCGCATTTTCGATTTTTCATGCATCATCATCATGTTGTAACACATTGTTTTAATGTCTTTTATTTTTAAAAGATGATGGTTTGTGTGTTTTTTGTTCATCATCTTTGGCTTTTCCGGGGGAGGGCGCGCAAAGAAACAGCCCCAGAGGTAAAAAATGGACGGCGAACTGAAGAACCTCAAATGCAATATCAGTCAGCTTGCCGCTATTACGGGGTTACATCGCCAGACGGTTGTCAGTCGTCTCTCGGGCGTTCCCCTGGCACCGGGAAGCAATGAAAAAAATAAGCTGTATCTCCTGACCGATGTGATCCGTGTACTGATGGAAGCGCCCGTTTCTCAGGCTGCTGAACATCAGGATCCGAACAAGATGACCCCGAAAGAACGTAAGGACTGGTTTGACTCCGAAAAGGGGCGTCTCTGGCTGGAAAAAGAGATGAAGCAGGTTGTCCCGCTGACGGAAGTCCGTCAACAAATGGCGGCGATCGTCAAGGCCATTACACAGGTACTTGAAGTCTGGCCGGACAAACTGGAAAGGGATAAGGGATGGTCTGCGGAGCAGCTAAACGAGGCCCAGGATGTGGTGGATGAGGTCAGAATACTGTTAGTTAAGGCAATGCAGGAGACCGCAGACGATGACGGGGAATAAATATGGCTCTGCAGCGGCAGTACGCCGGGAGGTTGCTGAATATCTCAGGCCTCCACGCAGAATGCCGGTAGCGGAAGGAATAAAACAATTTATGTTTGTTCCCCGCGGCGCCAATACGGCGGTTCCCTGGGATGACACGTTAACGCCCTACATGAATGAAGCGATAAATACGCTGTCAAAACGGGAATATGACGCAGTGATCTTTGCCGGGCCCGCGCGAACAGGTAAAACCCTCGGGCTGATTGACGGGTGGATTGTTTACGGTATTGTCTGCGATCCGGCGGATATGCTGGTGGTCCAGATGACCGAAACCAAAGCCCGCGAGCACTCCAAAACCCGTCTGGCGCGTACTTTTCACCACAGCCCTGAAGTCAGAAAGCGGCTCAGTCCTTCACGAAATGACAACAACGTCCACGATAAAATGTTTCGTGATGGTTCATTCCTGAAAATTGGCTGGCCGTCCATAACCGTTTTTTCTTCGTCGGATTACAAGCGGGTGGCGCTGACCGACTATGACCGTTTTCCTGAAGATATCGATGGCGAGGGAGATGGTTTTTCCCTGGCATCCAAACGTACCACCACCTTTATGTCTGCGGGGATGACACTGGCAGAGAGTTCGCCTGGTCGGGAAATCACCGATGTGAAATGGCGCCGTTCCTCGCCGCATGAGGCCCCGCCCACGACCGGCATTCTTTCTTTATATAACCGCGGTGATCGCCGGCGGTGGTACTGGCCCTGCCCGCACTGCGGCGACTGGTTCCAGCCCGCGATGGAAAACATGGTGGGTTACCGGGATAACCCGGACCTGATGGCCGCCAGCGAGGCCGCGCGTATTCAGTGCCCGCATTGTCTGGCATTAATTCAGCCGGAACAGAAACGCGGGCTGAATAACCGCGGCGTCTGGCTGAAAGAGGGGCAGTTCATCAATAAAGATGGCGAGATCAGCGGGGAGGCACGACGCTCACGTATCGCAAGTTTCTGGATGGAGGGACCAGCTGCGGCGTATCAGACGTGGCAGCAACTGGTCTATAAACTGCTGACCGCGGAAGAAGAATATGAGCGCACCGGCAGTGAAGAAACGCTGAAGGCCGTTATTAATACAGACTGGGGACTGCCTTACCTCCCGCGCATATCCCTCGATCAACGTAAAGCCGAAACGCTGATAGCCCGCGCAGAAAAACTTCCCCCGCGGCGGGTGCCCGACGGTGTCCGTTTCCTTGTCGCTACTGTTGACGTTCAGGGCGGTAAAAAACGCCGTTTCGTCGTGCAGGTGGTCGGTTATGGCAGTCATGGTGAGCGCTGGATTGTGGACCGTTTCAATATCACCCGGTCACTACGCTGTGATGAGAGCGGCGAGGCCATGCAGATAAACCCCGGAGCGTATCCCGAAGACTGGCATTTACTGATTACGGATGTCCTCGAAAGGGCCTGGCCTCTGGTCGCGCATCCTGAGCAGGAAATGAGTGTGTTATGCATGGGGGTGGACTCCGGCGGGGAGGATGGCGTCACGGATAACGCGTATGCGTTCTGGCGCCACTGCCGGCGGGAAGGATTTGCCGGTCGGGTGTATCTCTTTAAGGGGGACAGTACCGCGCGGTCAAAAATATTCTCCAAAAGCTATCCCAACAATACCGGGCGCAGTGACCGACAGGCCCGCGCCTGCGGCGAAGTTCCGCTCTATCTCCTGCAGACCAATGCGCTTAAAGACCGGATCGCCTCAGCCCTCGACCGTAAAGAGCCGGGGGCAAACTACGTGCATATTCCTGACTGGCTGGGTGACTGGTTTTTTGAAGAACTGACCTACGAAGAGCGCGGCATGGATGGCAAGTGGACGAAGCCTGGCAAAGGTGCAAACGAGGCGCTGGATTTACTCTGCTATGCCCATGCCCTGGTAATGATCCGCGGCTATGAGCGTATCAACTGGGATAGTCCGCCGCCCTGGGCGCGCCTGCCTGAGTCTGCACAATCCAGCCGCAACACATCAGCAGCAGTCGACCCTGAACCTGTGACGAATGAGAGTGAAAATCACGAAATGACAGAACAACATAACCCGGCAATGCCGTTTGGCGGCGTGTCCGGCGGAGGCTGGTTATGACCCGGGAACAGTTACTGCAACTTCAGCAGGCTTATTTTGACGCGGAGCTTGCCGTGCTTCAGGGGAAATCCATCACCCTGAACGGACAGTCAATGACGATGGAAAGCCTCGGGGATATTCGCCGGGGGCGTAAGGAGATTGAGGATCGCCTGCGGCTTATGGACTGCGATCGACAAATCCATTCACTGGCGAGGTTCACATGAATTTTCTGGATAAAGCGATTGGCGCGCTGGCTCCGGGGTGGGGCGCGTCCCGCCTGCGTTCCCGGATGGCTATCCGGGCGTATGAAGCCATCACGCCCACGCGTACCCACAGGGTGAAGCGTGAAAATCGAAGTGGAGACCAGCTTATCCAGCTGGCCGGAAAGTCGTTGCGGGAGCAGGCCCGGTGGTTTGACAACAACCACGACCTGGTGATTGGTGCGCTGGACAAAATGGAAGAACGTATTATCGGCGCGAAGGGGATCATCGTTGAACCGCAGCCCCTGACGGGGGCCGGTACGCTGAACTCTGTGCTGGCAGAAAAAATCCGTCGGTGCTGGGCTGAATGGTCTGTTTCGCCGGAGGTGACCGGGCAGTACACCCGTCCCGTTCTGGAAAGGCTGATGCTGCGCACCTGGCTGCGTGACGGGGAGGTGTTCACTCAGGTGCTGACCGGAAAAATCAGCGGGCTGTCTCCTGTGGCGGGGGTGCCTTTCTGGCTTGAGGCGCTGGAGCCGGACTATATCCCGCTGGAGAAGACCGACAACAGCAGCAACCTGGTACAGGGGATTTACTTCAACGAGTGGCGGCGTCCGGTGAAATATCTGGTCTGCCAGTCCTGGCCGGGGGCGGGCGCTGCGGCAGTCGCCGTTAAAGAGGTGACTGCGGAAAATATGCTGCATCTGCGCTTTACCCGCCGTCTTAATCAGGCGCGCGGCGCTTCTCTTCTTGCCCCCGTCATCATTCGTCTGATGGACCTGAAAGAGTACGAGGACAGCGAGCGCATCGCGGCGCGGATTGCCGCGTCTCTCGGCATGTTCATCAAAAAGCAGGATGTCGGCACTGACGGCTATGTGGCGCCGGAGAAACGTAAAGAGACACAAATCCAGCCAGGTATGTTGTTTGACGGTCTGAATCCCGGGGAGGATATCGGGATGATCAAATCAGACCGCCCGAACGCGGGTCTGGAATCTTTCCGGATGGGGCAGCTTCGTGCGGTGGCCGCCGGACTGCGTGGCAGCTTCTCTTCCATTGCCAGAAACTATGACGGAACCTACAGCGCCCAGCGTCAGGAGCTGGTGGAGGCGCAGGAGGGGTACAGCATCCTTCAGGACAGCTTTATTGCTGCCTTTACCCGTCCTCTCTATCGGCGCTGGCTGGCTGCTGCGGTGGCTTCCGGTGCCATTGAGGTGCCTGCCGGCACGGATATGTCCTCGCTGTTTAATGCGGTGTATTCCGGACCTGTCATGCCGTGGATTGACCCGCTCAAGGAGGCAAACGCCTGGCGGGTGCTGATACGTGGCGGGGCCGCAACAGAAGGTGACTGGGTGAGGGCCAGAGGGGGCGCACCTGCCGACGTGAAACGCCGCCGCAAGGCGGAAACTGATGAAAACCGTAAGCTGGGGCTGGTGTTTGACACCGATCCGGCGCATGAAACCGGAGAGCAATCCGATGTTAAAGAGGGAAAAAAGGACCCTGAAAAGTCCACCCAGGGCGATGGCAGCCGCGCGCGGGAAGAACGAAAGCGGCGCTGAATCCTGGTACACCATCCGCGCGGTGGCTGATAACGCGGCCGATATCAGTATTTACGATGAAATTGGTGGCTGGGGAATTTCGGCGCACTGGTTTGCCGAAGAGCTGGTGGCCCTGGGGAGTATCACGCAGATCAACCTGCATATTCATTCCCCGGGTGGCAGTATTTTCGACGGGCTGGCCATTTACAATCTGCTGAAAAATCACCCGGCGAGAAAAGTGGTATATGTGGACGGTGTGGCCTGTTCGATGGCGTCGGTCATCGCGATGGTGGGCGACCCCGTCATCATGCCGGAAAACGCGATGATGATGATCCACCGCCCACGCGGTATTGCCGGCGGTGAGTCCTCTGATATCCGCGACTATGCCGATCTGCTCGACAAGATGGAAAGCGTCATCATCCCGATTTACGCCGAAAAAACGGGGAAATCACCGGACGATATTGCCGCGCTGCTCGCCAGTGAGACCTGGATGAGTGGGGCCGAGTGTGTCCGGGAAGGCTTTGCCGACAAAGTTATTCAGCCCGTCCGGGCAATGGCTCAGCTGCATTCAAAACGACTTGAGGAATTTGAACATATGCCACAGAACATCAAAAACATGATTATTGCCCCCCAGGGTAACGCCAGGACACTGACGCAGCCGGAGCCGCAGGCCATCGTGACCCCGCCTCCGGTGGCGGTCACCACGCCGGCGCCCCAGCCTGTTACCCCCCCTCAGGGGACGGATGAAATCACCCTGCGCGCCCGTTTTCAGGAAGAGCAGCGACAGCGTATCAGCGGGATCCAGAATGTGTTTGGTATGTTCGGTAACCGCCACGGCGAGCTGATGGCGCAGTGCATTGCGGATGTGGACTGCAATGTGGACGCGGCAAAAGACAAACTGCTGGAGGCGCTGGGCCGGGGGGTGACCCCCACCAACACGCTGGGCGGGACGCAGAACACACAAAATCCAATGCTCTCCCATATCTATGCGGGGAACGGTAACTTTGCCGGGGACGGCATCCGGGCTTCCCTGATGGCGCGGGCGGGATTTGAAAGCAGCCAGGCAGATAACCCGTATAACGCCATGACCATGCGGGAACTGGCGCGTATGTCACTGACCGAACGTGGCGTGGGTGTCTCGACACTCAATCCGATGCAGATGGTCGGGATGGCGTTCACGCACAGCACTTCAGATTTTGGCAACATTCTGCTGGATGTGGCGAACAAGGCCATTCTGCAGGGATGGGAGGAAGCCCCGGAAACCTACGAACAGTGGACGCGCAAAGGCCAGCTTTCTGACTTCAAAACGGCACGCCGTGTGGGCATGGGAGGCTTTAATGCCCTGCGTCAGGTGCGCGAAGGGGCGGAATATAAGTACGTCACCACCGGGGACAAACAGGCCACCATTGCTCTGGCAACCTACGGGGAACTGTTCAGCATCACCCGTCAGGCTATCATTAACGACGATCTGAACATGCTGACCGATGTCCCGATGAAGCTGGGGCGGGCAGCGAAGTCCACCATTGCCGATCTGGTTTATGCCATCCTGACCTCCAACCCGAAAATGTCCACGGACAACGTGAACCTGTTCGATAAGGCGAAACACGCGAACGTGCTGGAAGGGGCGCTGATGGATGTGGCATCGCTGGATAAAGCCCGCCAGCTGATGCGTACCCAGAAAGAAGGTGAGCGTCACCTGAATATTCGTCCGGCATTCGTGCTGGTGCCGACAGCACTGGAGTCCGTCACTAACCAGGTGATCAAATCCACGAGCGTGAAAGGCGCGGATATTAATGCCGGCATTATTAACCCGGTGAAAGATTTTGCGACCGTCATCGCCGAGCCGCGCCTCGATGATAACAGCCAGTCCACTTTTTATCTGGCTGCCGCCAAAGGCACTGACACCATTGAGGTGGCCTATCTCAACGGCGTGGATACGCCGTATATCGATCAGCAGGACGGTTTCAGCGTCGACGGCGTGACCACCAAAGTACGTATCGATGCCGGGGTGGCCCCGGTCGATCACCGCGGTCTGGTGAAGTGTTCCGCGTAACTACCAAAAATAACTATCCGAATGGCCCGTCAGGGCTTTTTTTACGCCTGAAATCCGGTCATTCGTGACCGGAACGGAGAAAATCATTATGGCAAAGAATTATGTACAGGCGGGCACCACGCTCGCCATTACGGCCACCGCTGCAGTAAAGAGTGGCAGCCTGGTGCAGGCCGGCGATGTGTTCGTCGTCGCTGTCACCGATATTGCGGCAGGCGCCACCGGGGACGGCATCGCCCACGGCGTTTTCCTGGTCCCCAAACTGGCCACCGATGTGATGGCGGCGGGAAAAAAAGTGTATCTGAAAGACGGTAAGGTGCAGCTGGATGCCACCGGCGGACTGCCGCTGGTGGGTGTGACCTGGGCGCCGGCGGCAAAAGGGGAGGAATCTGTGCCGGTACGGCTCAATGGCTAATCCCTTTGACCGCCTGAGCACCAGGATGGACGAGGTGACGGCTGCCCGCTTCGGGCGGCCTGTCCTGATTGACGGGGCGGAGTATGTCGCTGCGGAGGCCACGTTTATGGCGGAACTGGGTGCGCTTTCCGGGGAGGGGACACACCTGATTGTGTTCAGCCCACAGTACAGGCCCGCCAGAAAGCAGGCCGTGCTCTGGCGGGGACAGGATTTTACTGTCACCCGCTGGCAGCGCGTCAACGGAAAGTACCAGATTTCACTGGAGTAAAACATGTCTCTGAAGGGGCTGGAGAATGCCATTCGTAACCTGAACAGTCTGGACAGGCATATGGTGCCGCAGGCCAGCGCCTGGGCAGTTAACCGCGTGGCGGCCTCGGCGGTGTCTGCCGCCACGCACCGTGTGGCGAAAGAGGCTGTGGCGGGAGATAACCAGAAAAAAGGGATCCCTTTCCGGCTGGTGAAACAGCGCGTAAAACTCTGGAAAGCGAGCGCAACGGGAAAAAACTATGCCCGTATCCGTGTTAACCGCGGCAACCTGCCCGCCATCAAACTCGGCAGTGCACAGGTCAGGCTGTCCCGGCGCGGCGGGAAACTCCTGCGTCGTGGCAGCGTACTGAAAATCGGCCCGTATCTGTTCCGGGATGCCTTTATTCAGCAACTGGCGAACGGTCGCTGGCATGTTATGCGACGCGTGAACGGCAAAAACCGCTACCCGATTGATGTCGTCAAAATTCCGCTGGTTGCCCCGCTGACGCAGGCGTTTGAAACGGAGAAAAAACGCATGCTGGAGCAGGAGATGCCAAAACAACTGATGTATGCGCTGAAACAACAACTGAGGCTGTATCTGACCCGATGAACAAACACACCCAGATTCGCCACGCCGTGCTGGCGAAACTTGAATCCCTGTCCGGATCGTCCGCCATGCTGCACGACGGTTTGCCGGTCTTTATTGAACCAGAAGAGCTTCCCGCACTGGCTGTCTGGCTGACCGATGCGCAGTTCGCCGGGCAGATGCTTGATGAAAGCGACTGGGAGGCCGTTCTCCATGTGGCGGTATTTCTGAAAGCTCAGGCACCGGATGCGGAACTTGATCTGTGGATGGAAGAGAAAATATTCCCCGCGCTGGAAGAGGTCATAGACCTGGAAAACCTTATCAATACGATGACGCCGCTGGGTTATGACTACCAGCGGGACAGTGAAATGGCAACGTGGGGTATGGCGGAAATCACGTACCGGATCACCTATACTCACTGAGGAACCTGATATGAAAGTAGCCAATCCACTGGCAAAAACCAAAGGCGCCGGAACCACGTTCTGGCTGTATACCGGCAGCGGCGATGCGTTTAAAAATCCACTGGCTGACGATGACTGGCTGCGACTGGCAGGTATTAAGGATCTGCAGCCCGGAGAAATGAGTGCAGATGCGGAAGACGATGACTATCTTGATGATGAAAATGCCGACTGGAAAAGCACCACGCAGGGGCAGAAAAGTGTCGGTGACACCACGGCCACACTGGCCTGGAAACCCGGTGAAACCGGACAGAAAAAACTGGTGGAGCTGTTTGACACCGGCGAAGTTCGCGCCTTCCGTATCCGGTATCCTAACGGGACGGTCGACGTGTTCCGCGGCTGGCTGAGTTCACTGGGTAAAACCGTGACGTCCAAAGAGGTGATGACGCGCAGCGTAAAAATCACCGGCGTCGGGCGTCCTTCTCTTGCGGAGGAGGATACACCTGGCGTGGTCAGCGTATCCGGCGTGACCGTTGCGCCAGCCAGTGCCACGGTGGCCGTCGGCGCTACCACCACGCTGACATTTACGGTAAAACCTGATAACGCGTCAGATAAAACGCTGCAGGTTGCGACCGCCGATCCGCTGATCGCCACCGTCACGCTGAAGGATAATGTGGCCACGGTTAAAGGTGTGAAGGCGGGCAGCGTGAATATTGTTGGT